GCCAAGTCCCATATGCAACCCGGCAAGCGCCTGACCTTTGATGCGCGCCCCTACCGGGTCACAGCCTTCACTTACAAACCCGGCAGCGCTTGGCTGCAAATGCAGTGTCAGGACGCTGACCAGCGCTAATGGCTGGGGATATTACAATTACAGTTAGGCGAAACCTAGTGGAGACGCTCAGCAAGTCTTTCAAAGGCTTTGCTGATTACACCCGCCAGCTTACTGAAGACCTTGTGAAAGAGGAAGGCGCGCTGACCTGCCGTGAAGCAATTAAATACAGCCCCCCGCTTGATGGTGCTGCCGGGGGCAAGGGTGATAAAAAGATTGCTGAGCGCTGGGGTAATTGGGCTGTGGCTAATGACATTTTAACCATTGTGACTGAAGACAGCAAAAGCGCTGCCACTGCTGTAAATGCTAAGTCTGGTGCTTTTGAAAAGTATGTAGCTTGGCGGCAGGGCAAGCCCCCCAAGTCTAGTGGGATCATAATGAAGCTGTGGGCTGACCAAGATGTGCGGCGCTCATTTGCGCGCGCCAAAGTCCTGCTGCGTAAGTGGAACGGATCGCGCAACCATCAGGTGCTTAATGAGCCTAGCCTAGAAGCGCGGCACAATCGCATTAGGGCGCAGTATAAAGGACGCATCAGGAAGACCAGCAACGGCAAGCAGCTAATGGGGGCTAGTGAAAGCTACGCCTTTGCCCCGGTAAAAGTAATTAAAGACTATATCAAGAAACGGCAGCAGCGCGTTGGCTGGATGAAAGCTGGCTGGGTTGCTGCTATCCATAAGATTGGTAAACCTAAGATTAATGGGATAGACAAAGCCTTTGGCTTACGGAAGCTGCCCACTTGGATTACGCGCCATAACGCAAACCACGGCGCTGTAGGTCTGAACAAATACCAGACTAACAGCAATAATGTGCTAATGACTGTGCGTAATGATCTAGGGGATATTTTCGGGGTTGGCTATCTTGCCGGGACTAGGCGCTATGTGATGGGTGCGCGAGCTGGTAAACTGCAGCGCAGGCTCAATCACTTTATGCGCGCTGCCATTGAAAAAGCTAACAATGGTCAAACCCCTACCTAACCTTTATGAGTATCAAAAGCCCCCTAAGCATTATTGAAGACGCGCTTGCCGCCAAGCTCACAGCTGAGACTTCCCTTGCTGCCTACCATATCAATAATGGTGAGACAGCTGAAGAGCTGCAGCTGCCCAGCATTGTGGTAGCCTGTGAGTCTGCCAGCTACCCTACCGGGTTTGCCCAAGGTCTAGGAAACTATAACTGCCAAGTCAGCATTGGGGTCTTTACCCAGATTGATGATACCCCCCGCGCTACTCACCGGGCTGCTGTGCAGGATGTGCTAGGCAGCTTGTCTGATCTGCCGGGGCTTAAGTCTGTCTTCACTTCTCAGGGTGATGCCAGCTGCTATGACATTACCCTGACCGGGCTGCAGGAAGGGCGCGGGGAAAGGTGCTTTGACAGCACCCTTACCTTTGAAGTCCTTATTGTCCTGAGCGCTGTTTGACTTGGGCTGCATTGGTAAACCTTCCTCACCCTTAACCCTATACCACAGTGGCAACTACGCAGAAGGGCACAGCCCATATTTACGGCATTAACGGCACTATCACCGGGCTGACAATTCAAAGCTATTCTGTTGGCAAGTCCTTTGCCAATGCTGATGAAGTCACTAACTCTGCGGGTGTGGTGATCGGTGTGCGCTACTCTGATGAGCGCACTACCCTTTCTGCTGAAGGTCTAGTGCCTTCCAGCTACACAGCCAACATTGGTGATAACCTTACCTTCACAGGTAATGGCATCGCTTTCTCCGGGCATATCCAATCCATTGAGGAACGAGGCGAGGCTAAAGGTTATATGCGTATTTCCATCACAGCCATTGACTATGAAGGTATTGCCTAAGCCCTGAGCTTAGCTTTGCTTTCACCAGAAGCGCTGGCAGCCTGAGGTTATGGCTGACCAGCGCTTTCTTTCTGCCTTCCTTACACCTGCGGTCACAGTGATCCTAGGCAAAAGGCTCAAGCCCTTCTGCCTCCGGCACAGGCTTTTCCTTGAAGGCATAGGCAGTCCCTTCCTGCAGGAGCAGACTGAGCTGACGGCAGCTGACCTGATTGTGGCGCTGAAGGTCTGCGCTGATGAGCGCATTGATAAACCCACCCTTCAGGACAGCTGGCTTAACCTTAAGCTCACACTGTCAAAGCCTTTGCTGGCGCGCGCCTGCACTGCCTTCATCAAGCATATTGACCGGGTGGACTCCTATCCAAAGTTTTGGGAAAGAAAAGACCAGCGCGCAGGGGCGGCAAGCACTGTGCCTTGGCAGCTAAGTGTTGCCTGCAACCTGATCAGGAATGGCATCAGCTATCAGGACGCTTTCAATATGCCTGAGGCAAAGGCTTTCTGGCTGTCAGCTGCCTTCAGTATCCAGCAGGGCAGCAAGCTGGAGTTTATCAGCACTGATGATGAAGACCTGATTGCTCAGCTGACCCAGATTGACCAATCGGCAAAAGTAGAAGCCAACCCTAAACCCACCCCTTAACAATGTCCCTAGGTCTAGAGTTTAACATCAGCGCGAAAGACCAAGCCAGCGCTGCCGTTGAAACAGTTAATAAGAAAATCAAGGACTTCGGTAAGGATGTGGCTAAGTCCTTCCTATCCTTTGCCGCGCCCCTTACCCTGCTGCAAACAGGCATTGGTTTCATTACTGATAAAATGGATGAGTATAACAAGCGTATGGAAGCTGCCACTGAAAACGCATCCAAGCTTAAGGATGAGGCAGCTGACTTGGGTGTTAGCGTAGATGTCTGGCAGCGCCTTAAAGGTGCAGCTGATGAGTCTGGAATTGCTGTGGGCAAGGTGGGCAAGCTTTACACTGAAGCTGTTAAGCTGATTGAAGCAGGGAAAGACCCCCTAAGTGATGCTGCTAAAGTCCTGCGTGACGCGCTTGGCTTTGCTGCTGAGGATGTGGCTAGGGGCAACATTGATGCTATTGCAGTTATTGAGCGTATGGGGACTGCGATCTCAGGCGCTACAGGTGAAGCTGATGCTATGCAAATGGCAACTGCCCTGCTGGGTGAGACTCTGGCTAAGGAGCTGCTCCCGGCGCTGCGTGAAGCTGCCAAATTAAAGCAGGGATTTGTGGACACTGAAGGGCTTACTGAGGAAGAAGCTGCAGTGTTGCGCGCAGCCAAGGCTGAGGAACGCAGAAAGAAAGCGCGTGAAGAGTATAATGACGCTAAGAAGGCAGTGACCGAAACCTTTTTAGATAAAGACCCAGAAGGTAGGGCGCTGGTTGCAGCTCAAGCTAGTGAGTCCTTTGGGGGTGGTCTAAGCACCGGGGCTTTAGCTTCTATGCCTGAAATCCAGAAGCAAGTAAGTGAAATCCTTAAGAAGCGCGCGCAGGATCAGAAGGCTGCTGATCTAGCTGCCAACACAGCTGCTGCTCAGCGGGTGCGTGATGCTGCCGCAGCTGCCAAGATTGAAAAGGATAAGAAGGAAGCAGCTGACAAGGAAGCCAAGGAAAAGCCAAAGCAGGATGCCAAGGCAGCTGCTGATAAAGAGAAGGAAGACAAGGCTGCTAAGGATAAGGCTGACAAGGATAAGAAAGACCTAGCTGCCGCGCTTGACGCTAAGGAGAAGCTTGACGCTGAAAACGCTGCAGGCACAGGCAAGCTGACAGCATCCAGCCTGCGCGACATTGGGGGCGGTCTGGCTGGTGAAGCCCTGACCAATGGCTTGGACATTCAGCAGAAGACCTTGGACATTCAGCAATCAATCCTGATTGAGCTGCAGAAGCTTAATGTTAAGACCCTGCCGGAAGTGCCTGCCTCTATTGACTTCACCAAGGGTGGTATCAATCAGACAACCTTTAACGCTTAATGACTACATTACTTAAGAAAGGCGCAGGGGCTTCTGGTAGCTCCTTACAGCTGCAACCTGATTGGACTATTGAAAGTGACGGCTTTGGGCTGCTCACTTCCAAGCTAACCTTCAAGTGTGACGCTAGCAGCGCGGCAGCTAAAGCCCCCAAGTCTGGCGCTAACCACCCGGAGGACGGCAGGCTTAAGTGTCACCGATCCACCTACACCATTAGCAAGTCAGGCTGGGCTGTGATAACCTCAGACTATGTGGGAATTGAAACAGGGGAGCGCACCAAGATACAGATTAAGGGTGATGTGGTCACCGGGACGCAGCCCATTCAGGCGCATAAGGATTTTATCAAAGTGCTGAAGGCGCTGGGCTGGGACACCAAGACGCAAAGCTTTCCTGAGACTAGCGCCACTGCTGTTCAAAATGGGTTGGTGGGGGTCAAGTCCTTCCTCACAGCTGACAGCTCAGTTAATGCCAGCTACTACACAGCCACTAAGTCTGAGGTTCAGGATGGGGTTAATATGGTAGGCAAGGTGTTCCTTACTATGGCTGGTATGGAAGATGTGGTTTTACCTTCAGGCAATCAAAGTATCAGCACCTTTCACGACCGTTTTGCTATGCTCACCGGGCTTAACTATGAGAAGTATGCGCACCTGTATAAAGTCAGCTTCAGCATACGCATCAGCCCCGGTGGTTATCATAATAAGGTCTATGTTAAACATAACTAACCCGCAGCTATGATCCAGCAAGGCGTAGGCTATACTTACACAAATGATAGGCGCGGGGCTTCTCTGCTTATTGACCAGCCCCTGCCAGCCCCTAGCACACCCCTAACTGTGTCTGAAGATGTAAACACAGGTGGGCAGGGTGTGCTGCGTATCAGTCCCGGCACAGTCAATAATGTGATGCCCACAGTAGGTGGCACTAAGCTTGATGCTGCCACACCCCCTACGCTTAACTTACCTTCAGGATCAGGGGCTGAGTATATGGTGGTTATCAAATGCACCGGGGAGAAAAATAAACGCTTCCCCATTGAAGCTACAGTTGAAGTGGTCACTGCAACCCAAGCCACCCAAGACACTGATGCCCACGGCTACCTTGCTATTGCCTCACTTACCAAGGTGACTACCCCCGCGCAGGAGGAAGGCGCAGCACCTACTATCAGCTGGAACATTAACCAGCTAGTCAGCGGGTCTGTCTGGGCTGAGCGCCGGAAGCTGACTGAACCTAACACAGCCTTTTATTACTTTTCTAGGGTATGATGGCTGAAGTAAATAACCCCTTTCAGTCAGAGCCTTTTTATCTGACCTCACACAAGCGCACCTTTACTGAGTATGAAGCTGACGGCACACCTAAGCAGCCTCTTGGTTATGCGACCATTAGGGAGCATAGCTTTGACCAAGAGGAAGGTGGCGGCAATTGGTATTTTACGCCCCCCGGCACTAGAGTATTTGAAGGCAACGGCAGAGTGATTTGCGGGTCTGCCAGCGCTTATCACGCGCCAGAGTTTTGGCGTGATGATATTAGCACTTTCAATGCTAGGCTAAACTATGCTGAGTATGGGATGGTATTACTCAATCTGACGTTGGCGCGCAGGTTTGAGGATCATATACCTTTCAAGGGTGTCACCTTTACTTGGAAAATTAAAAAAGAAACTGTGGTCACTGAGCAGGAGTTTGACCTAGTGCCACCTTCTGAGACTTACCCATTTTGGAGCAGCACCCCCGGACAGATTGTGGAGACTGAGCGCAGTGAAGAAGAAGTGACAGTGACCTTGCAGCTGCCTGATGACTTTGAACAGAATAAGCACGACTTCGACTCATTAAGGGACTTGACTGACCAGCAGCGTATTGATCGTGGCTTTGTGTTTCCCAAGGGTGGGACATTCCAAGACGGCAGCCCAAAACACGGCTTTGACTCACGCAAGGAAGTGACTGAGCTGAACCTTTACCCATACCCCCCGCCTGATGAGTCTCTGACTTATGATGTAACTACCAAGATCACTGTGACTACCATAACTTATAAGACTCCGGGCTTTTATGGTGATGATGCAGCTGAGGAAACCTGCACCCCTGCGCCTTTCTACACAGTCTAAAGCCAAGCCAGCGCGCTATCCTTTGACCTTCCAGCAACATTGAAACCTAAGCCCTATGTCCCTGCCTTCTGCTATTAAGCTCTTTATTGACCCGCGCACAGGGGATGCCTTTGGCAACTTTGCCGGGACTACCAGCCTGACTAACCCGGTCTTCACGCTAGGTGACACTGCCACTGTTGAGCTTTACCTAGTGGAAAGCACAGGGCTTAACACTTACCCCCGGCAGGAGATCGGGTTTCCCACTAGCCCCGGTATCAGGGTTGCTGTGGGCGCGATTGATGAAAGCCCCCTAGCTGGGACTTGGACTTTAAGCTATGGCGGGGACACCACCACAGCCCTTGCCTTCAATGCTACCCCTGCCGTAGTGCAGGCTGCGCTTAACCTGCTTGCCAGCATCACTGCTGCGGGTGGTGTGACTGTCGCTAAGATCGGGGACAATTACAATATCGTCTTCAATGCCAATGGCGCGCGCACTGAGCTTACCACCAATGGCGCTGCCCTGATCCCCTTGAGCGCTGCCACTGTAGCTAGCCTGCAGACCGGGGATGCCAATAAGCCTGCTATCTACCTTGTCCACCTGCAGCGCACTGTTGCCGGACTTGCTACCAGCTTCACCCCCACTGCCGCCAGCGCTATCACTGTTGAAAGCCTGACAGCTTGGGACGGCACTAAAGCCACTTACCGGGTTAGCATCAGCCCTGACCCTAAGGGTGGTAGCTTCAGCCTATCCTTTGACGCGCAGACCGGGACTGATGTAAGCACTGCAGCTATCAGCGTTGGAGCTTCCGCGCTGGATGTGCAAAACGCCTTGAGCATTGGCGCGCTGGCTGACGGCAAGGTTAGCGTCACGCAGGTTGGGGCTTACGCCTATGACATTACAGTTAAGACCCAGCCTGCCACTGCCGGACTGACAGCTGACGCAGCTGGACTGCTTTCCTTTGCTGGCTATAAGGGTGAGCTTAACCTTAACACAGCTGAAGCAATCAGCCTGCTGGATGGTGCGCCCCTTGTGCAGACCACCCTAGAGGTTGAGATCACCAGCAACAGCAAAACCCTGACTGTCCTGCAGATTGCTTGCACCCTGCAAAATGCAGTGATTGACGCAGGCGCTGTGCAGCCCTTGGTGCTGGATACTTACCTTAGCCAGACAGTAGCTGACGGCAGGTATTTCAAGCTCAGCCAAAACCTAGCTGACGGCACTGCCGGGACTATGCGCACTAACCTTGGTGTGTATAGCACCAGCCAAGTGGACACAGCCCTTGCGCTGAAGGCTAACACTAGCCACACCCATATTATTGGTGATGTGACCGGGCTGCAGACCGCGCTTGATGGTAAGGCTAACTTGTCTGAACCTGTTTTCAGTGGGAAAATCCAGACCCCCACTATCAAGAATATACTTAACGCTGATCTGGTCATTGACTCCTATAATGACACAGGCGCGGGGACTCACTACCTGCATAAGTTTACACCCTTTGACGGCAAGCTGGTGCTGGCTACCAATGGTGGTGGTCTGACATTCCCTGACGGCACTACTCAAAGCACTGCTGCAACCACCCCTGACCTGACACCTTACGCACTTCTTGCTGGTGCTACATTCTCCGGGCAAGTCAATGTTGGCTCTATGGTTCAAAATGGAGCTAGGACTGAAATCCAGACTTCATCCATTGGTGCAACTGTTTCTCTGACTAAAGGAGGTTCACAGCAAGCTGTGATCTCCATTGGTGAGGCTTTTGACAATAACCCTTTTGTGTTCATTTCTGGTGCTTCTGGCACTGCATCAATTCATAGCGGGAAGTTTTTTTCTGGGGGTTTGTTTAATGGTGTTGAACCTTATGCGCGCACTGACGGCGCTACCTTCACAGGGAAGGTCAATATGGCATCCCTTGGTGACTCGTCTCCTAGCATCAATCTCGGAACTCAATGCGACTCTGCCCCGGCAAGCGCAACCAATGGAGATATTTGGATTTCTAACGCTGCCTCGCCTAAGCTGACCTTCAGGACTATCAACACGAACTTCAGTGTCCCTGTCCTCAATCAGTTCAACACCTTCACAGGGCAGATGGTCATTGATACGACTAGTGCCTCTGTCGCAGCCTTGCGAGTGACTCAGCGTGGAGCTGGCAACGCAATCGAGGTAGAAGACAGCACCACCCCAGACTCCACCCGGTTTGTGGTGGATCAGTTTGGCAAGGTGGGTGTGGGCATTGCCCCGGATGCCACAGCTGCCCTGCGCGTAGATGCTAACGGCATCAGGTTCAATACAGGCAGCACCCAGACTGTTGCCTTTGTGGATGCCCCTTCTGACGGAAATTATTATGTCCGCAGGAATGGTGCTTGGGTGCAGTGCATCATCCATACACAAGGTGGACACAATTACCTCACTATTTGATTTCCTATGTGCTACATTCTCACCTTCCTTGCTGGCTTCCTGACCGGGTTGCTGGTGTTCGCTAACAACCCTGCCAAGCTTCAGGCTATCACAGCCAAGGCTAAGGAGCTGTTCACCAAGGTTCGCGCCAAGCTGCGCGCCAAGTGATCTATGCGCCTGCCTTGGCTGCTCATCACAGTAGCCTTGGCAGGCTGCGCTGGGTCTAAGAAGCCTGAAGCCCCAGCCCCCGCGCCTGTGCCTGCGCAGGATAGCACAGCTACCTTTGGCAATAAGCAGGACAAAGCTGACCAGCGTATTGCCGCCAGCATCCAAGGCGCGCGTGAAGCCAATGCTGATGGTAAGCCTGCTGCCGTAGAAGCTGAGCTGTCAGTGGCTGCCAGCTATCTGCCTATGGTGCTGCCGGGTGACCTTGCCTTTGTGCGGCAGCGTATCCAGCTTAATGACCCAAAGGCATACGCTGAAGCCAAAGCCTATGGTGCTAAGCTGAAGGCTGACCTAGATGATTTATGGGTTAAGCTGGAAGCCCAGCAGAAGAAGTCCGCAGCTGAGATCACTGAGCTGAAGCGCCAGCTGTCTGACCGGGACAAGGCTATTGAGCAGGCGCGGAAAGATAAGATTGCCCAGCAGCTCAGCACCTTAGGCGCTGGACTGATCGCGCTAGGTGTGGCGCTGCTAGCCTTTGGCAGCTGGGTGGGTGTCAGCAAGCTCAGTGCCGGGTTGGTTATCCTTGGGGGTGTCCTGACCAGCGCCCTGACTTGGGTAATGGACAGCCCTGCTTTCAGCTGGCTGATCATAGGGGTCTGCGCGCTGGTCGGACTTGCCGCCCTGCAGGGGATGGTTGCTGGCAGCATCAAGCTTTGGCGCTATTTGTTCCCAGCTGCAAAGGTGGAAACCCCGGAAGCCAAGCCAGCTGAACCTAACCCAGAC